GCTCAGCTTCTGGTGGGCTCTGGCTTCGACATCGTGTGGGCCGCTGGCTCCACCAACGGCGGCGGCTACTCCGGCGTGGCCATGGACACGAGCACCGGTCTCACCGACCAGGGGCAATTCATCCTGCGCGAAGTTCCGCGGTACTGCCTGAACGGCGCCGCGAACAATCCGGCGGTCGCTCGCTGGAAAGGCTGGTTCGAGGTCAACTCGTCCGAAGTCGATGAGCTGATGTAACGGAAAGGGAACACACACCATGGCTATCACTTCAAATCCGCTCTTCAGAATGCTGAAGAAGACCATCGACAGCACCAGCTCCGAGAGCCTCGAAAAGTCCCAGGTCTGTATTGGCAAGGGCAAGATCGTCTCCAAGCTGGAGCCCATGGACGACGGGTACGTCGACGATCTCGAAATCGGCGGAACCACGCTCTTTGCCGAGAAGAACGAGCTCGAACCCATGGCCACCGACGACATCCGGCTTGGCGGGACCAAGCGATATCTGCCCCGCACGATGGCCAAGAAGGTCAGCATCTCGGAGGAGGCGCTGGAGGACAACAAGTACAAGGACGCGCTCAAGATCTCGCAGCGCCTGGTGGCTTCGGCCTACAAGATCCAGGACATCGACATCGCGAGCATCGTCCTGAACTGCACGGCCAATGCAGGCGACTACGACAACGTGGTCCTGGCCAGCACCGCGCACACCATCCCCGGAAGCTCGGCCACGTACAGCAACTACCTCAACGCCGGCCTCGGCATGAGCCCGAGTCCCCAGGCGCTGATGCAGATGCGCAACATGGCCACCCTCATGCTCGGCCCGAACGGCATGGTCGACTCCCTGGAGCTCGAGGCGCTCACCTTCCCGGACATCCAGACGGACGTCTGGAAGGTCATCCTCGGCTCGGCCAACCGGCCCGGGTCCGACTGGAACGACATCAACACGGTCAAGGACTACGGCCTCAAGCAGATTCCGGTGAAGTGGTACGACGCCATCAACACCAGCATCTGGGCCGGCCTCACCAGCGCCAAGGAAGGCATCAAGGCTTTCCAGAAGCGCAAGATCACCAGCAACACCTGGGTCGACAACGATGCCACCGTCGCCCACCACGGCTGCAGCTACCGCATGGCCATGGGATGGTCGAATCCACGGCACTTCATCCTGGGCGACATCTAACCGGGAGATCCCATGTTCACCAACGTCAATCCCATCGACTACGGTCTGCCGCAGCCGTACTTCCTGGAGAAGGCCATCGACATCGGTGGCGCCTACGTGTCCCCCGGCGCCGGCCGCGTCTTCCGCGTTCGCGGGACGGCGGCTGGCGCTGTCTCCAGCTACGACGACGCCAACACGCAGGTGCTGTTCTCCAATCAGCCCGTCTTCCCGAGCGTCGCCTTGGCGCTCAAGCAGTGCAAGGCGAGCCGTGGTGACACCATCTTCGTGTACCCTGGCCATGCGGAGAACATCGCCTCCGCGGACGCCTGGGACTTCAAGGCCAACGTGAAGATCATCGGGCTCGGCTGGGGTGACACCCGCCCGACCTTCACCTTCACGGTGGCCGCGGCCACGCTGCTGCTGGACGTGGCCGGGGTATCCATCCAGAACTGTCGCTTCCTCTGCGCCGGCCCGTCCGGCACGACCGCCCTCACGGTGGCCGCGCCATTCACGCTCAGCGGCGAGGGTTGCGCGCTGGTCGGGTGCTACTCCCAGGTCGGCATCGACGCCGACCAGATCTGCACCACGTTCATGACCATCACGGGCAAGAACTGCCTCGTCGCCGGCAACGAAGTGGCTGGCCTGGCGGTTGGCGCGGAGATCACGGACGTCATCGTCCTCACGGGCGCGGACTACGTGCGCATCCTCGACAACTACATGAAGGTCACCGTGGGCGCTGCCCAGGGGCTCATCCGGAGCCTGACCACGGCCAGCCTGAACGTGCGCATCGAGCGCAACTACATCTACTCGTGGAAGGCCTCCAGCACGTCGTGCATCAACTTCACGGCGGCCCTGGCCAACACTGGCATCATCGCCAACAACCGCCTGCGCGTGACCACCGACGGCGGCGTGGCCCACATCGGGGTCAATGCGGCCGGCGACCTCTCGCTCTATGACAACAAGGGCGTGAACGCGGTCAACGAGTCGGGTCTGGCCATCGGCACGGCCTCCACGTAACACCTTCTGGCGGGGGAGCGGGAGTTCAGCTCGCTCCTTAGCCTCGCTCCCCCGCCGGATTCTTCCATGCAAACCATCGGGAAGCGCTATCACGGACCACGGTACAACTACACGGACATGTGTGGCTACTGCGGAACCCCGTGGCACCGCTCCCGCATGACCCTGGACGCCGAGGGCAAGCTCAGGTGCCCGCAGTGCAAGCCGGGCCTGACGCCGCTCGAGCTTGACCAGCTCGCCCAGGCGAACGCCGGGTACATCCAGCCCGTCGAGGGCAAGAAGCGCGAGGGCCCATGACCGTATCGGCGAACGCAACTCCCGACTTCCAGCGCGACCAGATCATCTCGGCCGCGTATGGCATCTGCGGCCTCATCCCGTCCGGCTCGTACCCGAAGCCCGACCAGATGGCTCGCGGAGCGGTGCACTTCGCGCTCGCCTTGCAGGAGATCCAGCTCGATGCCACCCTTACCACCCAGGTGCGCACCACGCTGCCGCTTCTCACGAGCCAGGCCGAGTACACCCTGGACAGCGACACCCTTGACGTCATCGTCGACAGCGACGGGAACATCGGCAGCATCGTCTCACCGGTTACTGGAGATCCTGAGACCATCGTCAAGTCGATGCCGGCTGCCGAGTACCAGAAGGTGGCGACCAAGCTCACGACCAGCTCCCGCCCATCAAGGTGCTTCATCGACAAATCGGGCACCGCGCTCAAGGCGGTCTTCTGGCCCGTTCCGGACTCGTCGAACATCACGTTCAGATACACCAAAGAGCGGCTCCTGCGCGACTGTGACACCGGGGCGAGTACCCTGGAGCTCAAACGCGTCTGGGCGCCCGTTCTCCTGCACCTGGTCGCCATCGGCGTGGCCAGGGACAACAGCAAGTTCGAGCTCGCCCGCGACTTCCGCACCGACGCCAACGCCCTGCTCGCCAAGGCGCAGAAGAAAGACGTCGAGCATGGCACCATCCAGATGCGCGTGGGCCACTCGGGGAGGAACTGGTAATGGCATCGCTACTGCAATGGCTCCACTTCTCCGGCGCTCGCGATGCAACCGGGGCTCCAGTGGCTTCGGGCCTCGCCTACTTCTACCAGCCTGGCAGCACCAGCGTGGCCGTGCAGGTCTATGCCGACGCGGCCGAGGTGGGCGTTCTGACCCAGCCTATCTCGCTCGACGCCGCAGGCCGGGCCGAGGTCTACCTTGCCGACCAGGCCGAGGTCATCATCAAGACGGCCGCCGGGGCGACGGTAAAGCTGACCACCAACGCGAACGGCATTGACCCACACCTGGTCAACGTGGAGTGGGATGGCACGCCTACCACGCTGCAGAACGCGCTGGACTACGCCAAGGGTGAGATTGATGGAGAAACGTACACCATCAAGACCAGCGCCTCGACGACCCCGAGCTTTGAAGTCGACCTAACGGTGAGGAACAACGTGTTCATCCTCACCGGCGTCAGCATCACCCACATCACCCTGACGTGGCCGTCTCCAGCTCCGACGCTCAGCGCTGGCGCGGCGTTTACGCTCTACTTCCAATTCGCAACCGGCTCTTCCGTCGTCGGCAGCAGCGCAAGCTTCGACCTGACCCTAGGGGCCAACATCCTGCAAGCAGCTGGCGATGGGGATTTGGAAGCCCTCCTGTACACCCCAGGGCTGACCACCCCACGTACGTGGATCGCCCAGTTTCGCAAGACCCATGGCACCTACGGCCAGTTCATGCAGATCTCACCGTGGGTCGACGTGGCCTACGAGCCCTGGGGGGCGTAGTGGCCCAGGTTGGTTCAGGGCAAATCCCGTTCGCTGGCTCCGAGGACAAGAGCGCGACGCCACTCGGAGGCGCATCGCCGCTCGTGGTCAACCTGATCCCGGATTCGACCGGGGCTCTGCGCCGCAGGCCCGGCATCTCACCCTGGACGACCTTCTCGTCATCCTATGCCAGCGGCAGCCCGGTCCTCGGGATGGCCGCTTTTGGCGAGTGGTTGGTGTACGTCACGGCCGACACCAGGATTCACGCGCTGTCGAGCACGGGCATGCTGTGGGAGCTATCCGATGGTACGGCCGCCACGAGGCTCGACGTGGGCAACCGACCATCGATGATCGCTGGACGGAACATGCTCGTCCTGGCTGGCGGCGGTGCCATCCAGAAATGGACCGGCTCCGGGCTGTCGGCCCGCTTGGCGAATACCGGAGACCCGG